CGACGAGTTGCATCAAACCACCAGCCATATTTTATGGATTATATTGTATCCAAAGAAAATAATTTTGGAGGAAATGAATTAATTAAAATAAAAAATAAAAAGCAGTCATTTTTATTTTTGGAAACACCCCTAAATAAATGATTCACATGACGAAATTCACGAGACCCAATATGTTTTTTAATGGATCTCATAAAATGATCTGTGTATTCATATTATGCAAAGATAATAATTACAATCATTAAAATTGTGTTTACAAATACTGAATTTCAAAATGTCTAAAATGGATCCGGTGACCACGACCATTCGTGTGTGTAGGCATTTGTCTATACATCTGGTTATGCCGGGCTACTTAACACATAATCCACCGACAGATTCGATGCCACAAATGTTTCTAAATAATTCTCTTGAAAAATCTCTTGTCGGTTCTCATGCTTTTTGGTGAAAATATAGGAGTCTTGCGATTTGCGTACAGTCCATCCCTGCTCCAATGCATTGGCGATAAACAACATCTTTTGGAAAGCCGGTTTGGACAATTGCATATGATTGGGTAGACCAATCGTTTTAGAAGATGACATGATTTGTTTTCGTGATGGATTTATATAATGAGGTTTAGATAGTGTTTTATTGAAGGATACGAGTTTTTTATTTGTGCATATATGTTATAATTAACACTTAACCTATGGCGAGTTTCACTGGTGATGCCGGTGCGGACGCTATGCCCGAGGCTGGTTTCGCTAGCATTATGCATATCGATACACCACCTCTTCTTAAACGTGTAATAAAGCAACCTAAACGATACGCAGAAGATACCTGGGAAAACAGTCTTAGAAAATATAGTCAATCCGTAATAAAAAAACCAAAATCAGCCAAAAAAGTCGCGGAAAAATCAAGTGCACTACCAATTGCACTCGGAAAAGTCGCGCTAGTCAAAAAAAAGTTGAGCAAGAACAAGATAACTGTTGGATATGCTACAAATGATGCTTTATATAAGGATATAATTGGCATGTTACTCGCGGGTATGTCGATTAGTTCTATAACAACCGTATTATGTAATTCTAACAACAAATACCGTGAAATACTAACACAGAATGCTAGACCTGATAATGAATGTAGAATTGCAAAAGAGGCGGGTGCAGAAGGTCTTACAGATTATAAAAATGCACAAGACCGAAATATTCGTAAGGACGCATATGATGTTGACGATTCAAAAAAAAATTTAATTAATAGTGTCCTAGCGGTGAATGGTCTAAAACGCCCATTTTATTTAGCAATGGTGTTAGATAAAACAAAAGGGAAAAAACGGATGACATCAGTTCCATTTACACCTTCACATATGGGTGATTGTGGTAATTGTTGGTTATGTAATTTACCAGTGCATTATTATTGGCAAAATGAGAACAGTTACATTAATACCACTGGTTGCGGGGACTGTGAACATGTGGGTGCAATCGTCGCCGCATTTTTAGCAGGTATGTTAAGTAACCAAGGAAACCCCGACCAATTTGTATTTAATTATCACCCATCACACCCACACTGTAATAAATGGAAATCAAATACCATACCGATGAAGTTTAATAAAAATAGCGGTCAATGGGAACTTGACTCAAAGGGTATTTCTACAATAGCGAAAGATATAGCAACTAGTCCTGTTCATGGCAGTGAATATTGTCCATTATTTATAAAAGCATATAATGAAAAGAAAATAACTGTCGATAACGTAAAAACATATATAAACAGACCTGCAACCGAGTGGTGTAAAGCGGCCAATGGTTTACTCACAACATATATCAATCAAAAAAAAGCAAATATTGCAAGCGCTTTGGCTAGCATTATAGCAAAAACTGCACCAAAACTCATTACGACCACAAAGATGGATTCTGCAGAAAAAATAAATTTGAAGCGTGTTAAAGGAGGAAGTGGTTCTGGATATAGTAGTTTTATCACCGACGCGGATGATATGGAAGATGATAATGACGATTCTGTCTACATTAAGGATATCGACGAATACTGTATATTGAAACCCGAATTGAATGACGAGCAAATTGGACAACTACAGCAGGAATATGATGCAATTTTTATTGATGAAGATGTAAATGATGATGACAGCGCCGACGATGACGTAAAGAAAAGAGCGAATTCAGTAGCTCGTAATACTGCGATTGAATGTTTATTTAGACTTTTTAATAATATGGAAGACCCTGCCAACCGAGGACATGGAGTTAATGGCATTCGTAATATATTAACTAATGCGAACACTAATATTAATCAGTTACTCCCTGATTTGAAAACATATATAAGTCGCAGGATTGACTTTATAACCACCATTGTGAATGAGAAAGATATGATGCTCGATGATGGCATTGAAGCTGAAGATTTGGACTTAGATGAGTCTGAATATGCGGTGGTCGATAACATTGATATTGAAGAAGAAAACGTGAATGAATTTGAAGAAGTTAGTAGAAAATTTGCCAAGGTTGGTACCGACGCGAAATATGAAACGCAACCATCTTCTCCTCCATCTCAAGTTATTGGTGTAAAGTCAGCTCTAGTAGGGATATTTGATACGCCGGCGAAACCGCGCTCAACACAAGTTATAAATACGGTAACCCCCGGGACAGGTATATCACTTCCGGGTCTAATAAATGACTCGGATACTCCAGAAGAAGATGATCCGGAAATAACGAGAATCACTGACAGTAGAATCACTGACAGTATGGATCAAGCCAATATGTCGAGAACGCCAATAGTTGGCGAGAGTGATTCCCAAACAAGTGATACTGAAGACGAAACAAAAGTTGTGACAACGAAAGTTGTGACAACGAAACGAGATAGCGCAAACATTTTCAATAACAGAAAAGAATCCCCAAATAAACGGAGTAAATCAAATGTGGCGATGGTAGGTACAGAAGACGGTACACAAGACCAAGATCAAAAAGCAAACCAACAATTTACGTCAATAGCTGATATTGCACCATATTCTGGAACTAATGGTGGAAGCCGGTTAAATAAACGCCAATCCAAACAAAAATCACAAAAACGCAACCAAAAGAACAAAACAAAGCGTATTTCTTATATCAAACACAAACAAACGCGCAAAAACAAACATTCCAAAAAAACAAAATCGAAACGTTCCAACAAAAAATAATCCATGGACATGCATTTGAAGAAAAACGTCTAATATTAGGTAGACGTTTTTTATTTTTCCAAGGGTTTTAACTAATCATGTTAATATTATACAAACATTGTACGCACGTGTGTTTAGGAGATGACGTGTTATTTCGAGATTGAGTTATATAAGGTTTAGATAGTTTTTTATGCGAGGATGCGAGTTTTTATATGTGAATATATTATAATTAACACTTAACATATGGGAAAAAAACTAAATCCATCATTTGTAGAATATTTTGCGGGCTATTTGAAAAAATTATTAACTGACAAAAAGAATGGCGGCGTAATAACTGCCAAATTATTTCAAGACGCTGTTACTAATGCGGCGAACGTTTATTTACGTGACAACTATGGCATAGACGCAGGAGGAGTGCGGAGTGCAATTGCACAATCTGCACCAGAGAATGAGTGTACAAAAGCAATAAAAGCGCGTGACTACTACAACATAGAGCAGGACAATAGAATAACCTTTTATAAAAATCAAGCCCAGATTAGTAGCGAAACCAATGGAGACCCAGAAGGCGCAAAACAAACATTAGACGATGCGAAAGAGAATCACAAAACCGCTGACAAAAACGTGCATAAGCTAGTATTCGAAGATTGGACATCTAAAACCAACATGTTATTACCAGATCCTGGTCAAGGCTGGAAAAAAAGACAAATGGCTGTAGAGTTTGAACCCACGACGGCAGTAGACTGCGGAGAATGTTGGATATGTAAAACGAACGTAATGTCTTATAGTGGCATGTCCAAGAACTGGTATGATGATGATGATAGACCGGTTCCCCCCGGTACTGGGGGGGCCGTACAGTTAAAAGGCACGACGCCATGCGGAGATTGCGAACATGTTTCTGCGATTATGGCATCATATATAGCCGGCATGTTGACATCCGCCGGATTTGCAAAGTTTTATTGGGCATCATATTACGTTGCATGCGTTGAATGTAATAGAAGGAAATCAAATTATATAGGGGTGAAATTAAGTGCAACCAACGGTTGGGAAGAGGATGAAGCTGGTATTATTGCTATTGTTGATGCTATATTTCCGGAAGGCGGCGTAGACCAGCATGCATCTGAATACAATCCTATCCGTAACGCGCTTACTGAAAAATATAATCACATGTCCCCCGCTGAACAAGACGCATTCAGGAAAAAAGTGTATGACAATATTCAGCTCGGTACACAAACATGGCGTGAAGCTGCGAATAGAAAAATGGGTAATATGACGGAAAAGACAAAACATATCAAGATGTCATTCAATGTGAGTAAGATTATAGTAGCAATTACTGGTCATTTAAATGTTATTACAGACGCTTTAGACAAGAAGGCCAAGTCGAAAGCCGTTAAAGAGGCACTGCCTGCATCTAAACGTAAAAAAAAAGGTGGGGGTGACAGCGATGATGATGATGATGCTACTATGGAAGGGGATGCTGCTCCAGTGACGGGGGAGGGTGACAGCGATACGGAAATGGATGATTCTGGTGCAAATAATGCACAACTTGATTTGATGCATACTAAAACTGTGGAGGGGGTTGCTCCAATGCCGGCGGCGGCAGATACGCACGATACAGATTATACTCTGCGCTGGTATAATTTCATAGGAGAAGCTGAAATTGATCACGAAGATGATGATGAAGATGATGATGAAGATGATGATGAAGATGATGCCGAATTTAATGCCCGAATACTAAATTATCGTAATGTCATTGTAGAATACATTGGTAAAAAATACGGTCAAATATTGTTTACACAATGTGAACATGACGCTGACACATTTGAAGAGTTAATAACAAATTTATCAATTTCAATGCACCAAACGCTAAAAGCATTGAACCCACTTATTGAACCATTAAGTTATACAAAACTTAATGAACTTGTTACAGAATTTTATCGTTCGCGATCTAGTGCATTCACCACGCCGGGGCGGGGAAGGGGAACGGGTTTATTAACGCGAATTGTAACCGGTCCACATCAGGTAGTTGCTCCAACTGGGTCTGCTCTATTTGCGAGCCCGACGGAAACCGACCACAACAAAAAAAAAGAGAATACATCAGTTTTCACTTCAATAGCGGATAGTGATCCTGATGCCGCACAATATAATCAAGAATTCACTATTTTTATGCCAGGTCCTGGAGAAAAATCTAGTCCAGGGTCTACTACGATTCCCGCTGATAGATATTCCGGTAAACGGTCAGCCGAAACACTCAAAACGTTTCCACCAGATTTGCCAGGGTTTAGATCAGCATCCAGGACCGCTACCGGGACACCGGTAGTCGAACCTGCCGACCTAGACCCAGACCTAGGTGGCGGCCGATCAAATAAACGTCACTCCAAAAATAATTCACAAACCCATAAACAAAAGAATAGAACAAAGCGCGTTTCCTACATCAAACATAAGCAAACCCGCAAAAACCAACATTCCAGAAAAACAAACAAAAAATAATAACGTGACATGCAATTAAACATTTACACATCATTGTAAAGAAAAAACGTATAACATTAGGTACACGTTTTTTATTTTTCCACCGCTCTTTTTTATCACGCACATTTTACGCCAATCTTTTCGCAATATTCATGCACATTTTTGTAAGCGTTGTTATACGTTTCATTTATCACATGGTTGGTTGTAATCTCATCCGGATAATTTGAAGCAGCGTGTGCGATACTGTTCCAATGAAAGTCAATAAATATAGATACACGTTTTGAACTATTACTAACGGTGCGACTATTGAAATAATAATCAGCAAATATAAATGGTTTGTGCATCGGCAGTTGAGCTAGACCATCTAACAATAGAAACGAATGATGTCCAAGATATTTATCAAAATCAGTTGTGTATCTTGGACAAAATATCGGGTCTTCGTAGCATCCATTGTTGACATTATAACGTCTGTACCCAATGAGCACTTGCTTATATTCGTCGTCTTCCTGAACATATCGAGCAGTTAATAAATAGTTTTCTAAATGGGAATCAAATCGCGCAGTTAGATTGGATATGGTTGCACTCAATTCATCACATCTAGACTCACGTGCGTAATCTTGTTTAACACATTGGATAAAATATACATAGTCTCTGATTAGATCGTCGAGCCGGGTGTTCAGTTTGGTGTTGTTTAATTCACGGCCTTCGCTTAGAGAATCCAATCGCGTAATTAGCGTGGATAATGTTGCGGCCAATTCATCACGCTTCGCATGATGAATGTCATTTAATTCGTGTATATCTCGAATATGTTGGCTCTGCATACTGGCAATGCGCTGACCCAAATTCGCATAATTGGCATTCGCATCATCGCGGATGCGTTTCATGGTGATTTCAGTCGGCACAATGGCCTGCAAATAGGCGACCCGTTTTTCAAGTTCAAGCACATGTCCACGTAGTTCTAGACACTCGTCTTCGAGTTTATTGAGAACATCATTGTATTTGTCCATGAAATTATCTATTTTCACGCTCGTGTATGCCATGATTTCTTCTTGTTGGTTGCCAATATCGCGATACAACTGGGTGAACCGCTTCTTGGCCCAACTGGCCGCATAAATCACACCGCCCAAAATAGAAACCCACATGCATATTGTAAATACCTGATATGTGTTTGCATAGACCCAGCTCCCGCCCGAAACAGTCAACATATTATTGTTCATCATTTCCCAACTATTGCACCCAGACATTTATAACTGATTGTTAATTACTTTTGATGCATTCTGTGTATATGGTTGGCCCAATTCAATTTTTTACAAAAGTTTTTGTAATATGACATCGACAACAGAGAATAAAATATACACTTATTTTAACGAATGGCAGAATGTATTGATATTGGCTCCTATATAATTACGATACTTGTTATGACGCACGGTCAAGTAATTAAATTAAATATATCACCCGAGAAACAGAAAATTTTTGAAAACGTAACTCTATTAAGTTTAGCAGGAGATTTTGTCGAAACCGGACTGGGACCAAATCCGATTAGGAATGATCATCTCGAATATCTAAATAATATGTTTCAACAGAATTTAAATAATACAACAAGATCTGTTATGCAAACCGCGGCAGATCGTATACGTCCGGCATATTCAAATTATATGGAAGCGTTTTTTGGTAAATCTGCTGAAAATAGTTGCAAAATATTTGATAATATCCAGTTTGATAAAGCATATGGAATGGGAGTAGACGGAATTTTAGATAGTATTATACAATTTATTTCACCCGATGTGTTTGGTATTTATCTTATTTCCGTTCATGAAAAAATAGATAATACTACATTAAAGTTAATTTATCCGAAACATGAGAATCAGCAGAACTTGGATTTATTACAACGCGGTCATTTAATCGAATTTGCAAAAATTTTCAAACCTGATGGTGAGACCATAATAGACCGATTGAAAAATGAATCCACACCATGGCGACCAATAGCAAATATTTTGTCAACTGACGAAAAACATATTGAAGAAATACAAAAATGGAAGGTTACTATGTCACCATCCGGAAACATTTTACAGATTCGGTTAAGTTACTTGATATCTATTATCAAAGATATATTTGGACATAACAAATGCAAAATGAATATTATAGATTATTCATGTTCTCCAATTGCGCACTTTGTAAGTGATGATGAACGGTCATTTCTATATATGCATGAATGTGATATTGAAACCCCCCGAGCCACGCCACCATTTGGTGGTAAAAATGCGCGCAAGAAGCGACGTACAAATCGGCATTACGCAAAAAAACGATATACAAAAAAGCGTCACCGAAAAAATAAATCTTCAAATAATCCAATTCAAAAAAAGCAACATAAAAACACATAGATAACTAATACTAAACTAGTTCTCCATGAATTCAAATCAAAAGAAGGGTAATCCGCAAAAAATGCCCGGCCTACATACAATTGATATTAAGCACACCGAACTCCTGGATACATTTCACAAAATAGAGACAGAAACCATCCCAAAACTGCTCGCCGAAAAGGAGGAACTAAAAGAGAAAATCAAAACCCTGTCGAAAAGCCAATATGACGAGTATATGGACATGCGCGACCGAATCAAATACATCCAACAAGAAGTCAAAACCCTCGCGCGACAAAAGAAGGAGTATTTGCTGAATAATTCCAAACATATTTTCGATTATTTTGAGCAAAAGAAGCAAATCTCCGTCGATTCAAACACACTCAACCAAAACTCCAATGTCCTCAATTCTTTCTTTAAAATCAAGGCCACACAATCGTCTGCGGCCGACCCCAATAACGACAAGTACGCAAAATCAAAGCAATCTTACCAACATTTCTGGCGAAACGTGACAAACGAAATTGCGAATATCCAAGACTTTATTGTATCGACCGACGTATGTGAAACATGTCACCGCGGAGAACTTATCCCCCAAGACGAAGAAGGCATATTAATTTGCAACAACACTGCATGTGGCAAATTCGTGACCTATATTGTCGATAGTTCCAAACCCACCAACAAAGAGCCGCCAAATGAGGTCTCTTACACGGCCTATATCCGTCTCAACCATTTCAAAGAAATCTTATCCCAATTCCAAGCCAAAGAAACCACGCAAATCCCCGACGAAGTGATTGACGCAATCAAGGCGCGTATTAAAAAAGAGCGAATCAAGGACGTATCTCTCATTAACTACGACAAAATGCGCGAAATGTTGCGGAAACTCGGCTTCAACAAGTATTTTGAACATATTCAATATATTAATTCGCTGTTCGGTATTAAACCCCCCATTATGAACGAAGAATTGCACGAGACGTTGTGTGTTCTCTTCATCGAAATACAAAAACCATGGGCAGTTCACTGTCCACCTAACCGGACCAATTTCTTTAACTACACGTACACATTGCACCAATTGTGCGTGTTATTGGACCAGACTCAATATTTGCCCTATATTCCTATGATGAAGGACCGAGAGAAGCAATTAGAGCAAGATATGATATGGAAAAAGGTGTGTAATGACCTGGACTGGGAATACTTCCCAACCGTATGATTTGACTTTTCAAATCGACAAACTATTGTAATATTATTACATAATGTGATGTAAAAATATTAAATGAGGGGGGATGCTTAAGCGGCAATGCGAATACCACCCACCAATGTGCTACCGAGTGTCATACCGGCACCGTTTCTGGCGCTGGATCCCATGGAGGGAATAAACACGTCCAAAATGCTAAATGTGGCAGCGGCTGTCAAGGCAATCACCATGATTTCCTCAACACTCAACGCCTTCTTGGGGATCAACATGGCGCAAATCGCCACAGCCAAACCCTCAATCAAGTATTTGATGGCACGCTTCAAAAGCTCGTTCATGTCAAACATTTCGGTCATGTCGAATATATATTATATTCAAATAAAATAATTCATTCTAAATGAAATGAAATAATTCATTCTAAATGAAATGAAACGAAACCGCCAATATTCAAAATTCGATATACAAATATTATGTTATCTAGAAAACACTTAAATATAATGTTGGAATAAAACATATAATGTCGTCATTCGAGAAGAAAACCCTGGAAAATGGATCTACGAATCCTAAATATGTAGATTTGTGCGATGAAGATGCCCCCATCGCAGGACAGAAATTTGCATGCCTCTCATTTGTCTCCCCCGAAAAAATATTGAAAAAGCGCGAAGTGTATTTATTCGACCAATTCGTCAAGAATTGGGAGTTTTCTAAATCTATGGAGCGATACTTCGAATTCATCCATTTCGTTGCATATAAACACAATATGAATGTGGAGACGCTTATCGCAGATTTCAACGATTTCGTCAAGGAGGAATCATCAAAGCTAAAGAAAAGTGGAATTGATGATGATTACAAGAATTTCATGGACAAGCAAGAGGACGCGTTGAACGAGAAATTCAACCGAGAACATTCCTTCCAAACGTCAGTACGCGGGCTCAAGGTCCGGGGCGTATTTGCTTCTCAAGAAGAGGCCGAACATAAGTGCAAGAAGCTGCGCGAACACGACCCCAATCACGATATTTTCGTAGGTCCGGTGGGCGTGTGGATTCCATGGGATCCGGATGCGTATAAGACGGGTCGTGTAGAACACATGGAAGAGGAGTTGAACGCATTGCACAAGGAGAAGATGAAGAACGAGGAGATGGCGAAGAAGGAATTCGAAGAGCGCGTGCGCGAAACAAAGAAGAAGGCGATTATGGAGAATATTGAGAAGGCAAAGGCGAGTGGAAACGTGCTGACTCAAACAATGGACGCAGATGGAAATTTGATCGGTGTAAAGGAGACAGTGAACTTCGAAGAGCGTGAGGTTGCCGATGCCGAATCTACCAAGTTGCGCAACGAGTTGTTAATGGAACAGCACGTAAATGCCGCTGACTCACTCGAGAGTGTCGATTAACCGAACATCAGCTCCCTCCGTACGCATACTCAACAATACAAAATAAACTGATAACAATATAAAAATTATGATGTATTTATTGTAATACATCATATGACAACCTTTTGCGATATAATATACAGGAAATATATTCTTACCGATGCACAACCGATGGAATTCTTAACATTGGGATATATTACAAGTCCTCAATATTTTACCACCAATATGTCGAGGGCAAATACTCGATACCACGATATTATTTATGTATTATATTCCATATTTATATCGATTTATATTCATTCGCGCACGAATTATGTAAATGCGAAATATGCATATA